CCGATAGACTTGGTAAATCTAAAACAATTGCCGAGATTAAATCATCATTATTAAATCCTGCTTTAACATCACACTTTGATGTTGAGGTTCCTTTTCCTTCCGCATTGAGATCACTTCTTGGTGTTAATCAAAGATCGTTTAATTTATCCTGTAGTGAAGCAAGTCTTCCCGGATCCCAATTAACGACTTTTGAAAATAATAATGATCGCACAGGTGTGACTGAAAAACATGCATATAGAAGACAGTTTGACGACAGAATTGATCTTACATTCTATGTTGATGCAGAGAAGTATACGTCAATTCGTTTCTTTGAGAGATGGATATCATTCATTATGAATGAAGACCAAGGTGGTCTTCAAGGGGGAACTGCATTAACTGAGCAACAACCAAATATTGCATCAAGGGCATATCATTATAGAGCAAGATATCCAAATGAATATATTATGGATCAAGGATTGAAGGTCACAAAGTTTGAAAGAAACTATCAAAATTCTTTAACTTATAATTTTGTAAGAGCCTTCCCACTTTCTGTTAGTGCGATGCCACTCACCTATGATGCTTCCTCATTATTAAAAATAACTGTGTCAATGAGTTATATTAGATATTATCTTGGTAGAGGGATTACTCCCACTAGAAATACACCATCACCTACAGTTCCAGAACAAGCACAACAGAATAATAAATTCTTCTTTGATCCAAATCTTAACTTGGATGTAAATATACCACAATTAGATACTCCTAATGGCGTTAACTTTAATGATATAGGAGCAGGAAGTATTCCATTCTCTGCAGGGTTTGGATCAAACCTTGCTTGATAACCCATCTAAATAAAATCACTGAAACTCTATAAGACATTATGCCTTTACCAAAGATTGCCACACCGGTATATGAACTTGAATTGCCATCTACAGGTGAGACAATTCAATACAGACCATTCCTTGTAAAAGAGGAAAAGGTTCTTGTGATTGCTTTAGAGAGCGAAGATACAAAGCAAATCACAAATGCTATCAAGAATGTAATTAAGAACTGTATTCAAACGAAAGGTATCAAGGTAGAAAGTCTTCCAACCTTTGATATCGAATTCTTGTTTTTAAATATTAGGGGTAAGTCGGTCGGTGAGGAAATTGAGGTTACTGTGACTTGCCCTGATGATGAAGAAACTCAAGTACAACACAAAATTAATCTTGATGATATTGAGGTTCAAAGAAATGATGAACACACTAATAAGATTAAGTTAGATGATACTATCATGATGGAAATGAAATATCCATCTCTTGATCAGTTCATTAAGAACAATTTTAATTTTGATGATGGTAATGCAATGGAGCAATCTTTTGATTTGATTGCAAGTTGTATTGATAAAATCTATACTGAAGATGAGGTGTGGGCAACTGAGGATTGTACCAAGAAAGAAATTGTTGAGTTCTTAGAACAGATGAATTCTTCTCAGTTCAAAGAAATTGAGAAGTTTTTTGAAACGATGCCAAAACTTTCCCATACGGTTAAGGTTAAGAATCCAAATACCAAAAAGGAAAATGAGGTTGTAATTGAGGGATTAGCGGGTTTTTTCGCATAGCCCTGATCCATATGGATCTGGAGAACTACTATAAACTTAACTTTGCCTTGATGCAGTATCATAAATATTCATTAACTGAGATTGAAAACTTGATGCCTTGGGAACGAGACATCTATGTTGCATTATTGCAACAGCATCTTGAGGAAGAGGAATTAAAGCAAAAGCAAAGGAATGCCATCTAGTAAATTCGGTTCTAATTTTTTTGGGGAAAGATACCAGCAGTATGTTGATGAACTTACTGCTGAAGGAACCATAGATGGTGAGAAATTATCTTCTGTAGAAAGAAAAGAAGGATTTAAAAAAAGAAAAGATAAGGTAGATTTTGAAAAATTTGTTGAAAAAGTTGCAAATAAAAAAAAATCTACCGGACCATCTATGTCTGGTCAAAGAACATCTCTCGGTGGCGGTGGTGGTGCTATTGTAAAAACACAGAGAGTTAGTGCTGGGAAAATTGTTCCTCAACAAGTAGGTGAGGAGACTAAAGAAAATATGGATGAAATTCTGAAAGGAATTGATTCTATTCTCAATAGTTTAAGAGAACAAGAAAATATAAAGAAAAAGCAACTAAAATTACAAAGACGAACCACTGAAAAGCAGAAAAGAAAAGCATCTGAGGGTAAGTTAGAAGGGGGAATATTTAAAGGACTAATAAAAGCAACCGATAAAGTTCTGGCACCAGTCAAAGGATTATTTGAAAGAGTATTTGATTTTATCAAGACTGTTATTCTTGGTAGAGTTATAGTCAAACTTCTTGATTGGATGGGCAATTCTGATAACCGGAAAAAATTAACTGCTATTGGTAAGTTCTTAAGTAAGACCTGGCCTGCAATTCTCTTTGCTTACCTTGCATTTGGTAATGGTCTGGGTAGATTTATTACCAAGATGATCTTGATGACCTTAAAGTTCATCCCCAAGATCGCGATGACTATTGCAAAACTTGCAGCTGCTCACCCGTTAGCGGCTGCTGCTATTGCTGGTGCTGGATTATTTGTTGCTGGTGCAGTCATCCCTAAATTAATGCCGGGGACAGTTGATGAACAAGAGAGAAAAACTGCTGCTGAATCAGGAACTGCCGAAGAAAAAATTAAAAAACTTGAAGAGCAGAAATCAAATTTAAACTTCCTTCAGAGAATGCAGGGAGTTGGCGCAGAAATTGACGAGCAAATAAAGTTCTTAGAGACTGGAAAGACTGCCGCATATTCTGGTGGTGGTTTGGTTCAAGGATTTTCTGGCGGTGGTCATGCTTTAGCATCTGGAACTGACACTGTTCCTGCAATGCTAACTCCAGGTGAGTTTGTCATGAGTCGTGGTGCGGTTCAAAAATATGGTTCGGGTACACTTGCATCAATGAATGCTGCTGGTGGCGGAACGAACAGTCCTAAAATGTTGAGTGGATCTTTGTATGCTCAAGGTGGTGGACATGTTCATGGTGCTCCCGTTGAAGATGCAGAAGCTAATAGACAGTCTGCTGAAAAACAACCTAAAGTTCCAGCTGGAGATCTTGTTTCATCTACTCCATCTACTCCAACTGTAACACCTACTGAACCTCTTATTCCGAGAACTGATAAAGATAAAGTTGCAAAGAGTTGGAAACCAATATTAGATCTTATCGCAAAATATGAAGCGGTTGGTGGTTCATACGACTCAATATATCCCAGTTCAACTAAACCTGGATTGTCTAAGATGACTATCGCTGAGGCAGATTCCTGGCAGGAATCCACTGCTAGTAGTAGAGGTTCTGCTGCAGCAGGTCGTTATCAGTTTATGTACATTAAAAAACAAGCTGCAGATGCAGGTATTGGATCAGATAAAATATTCAGTCCAGAAAATCAAGATAAGATGGCGATAGCACTGATTGAAAAGAAGAGAAAAGTAACTTATGACTTGATGCAGAAAGATCCAGATGAAGCAATGATTCGTCTTGGAATGGAGTGGGCTGCGCTTCCAATGCCAAAATCAATGCAGGGTCATAAAAGAATGGTTAGTGCAGGACAATCATACTATGCTGGAGATGGTAAAAATAAGGCAGGTGCATCAGTAAAAGAGGTTCGTGATGCTATGAAAGGTATTCCTCCTACTGTCGGTAGAGGTAGCAGCAGTAGCATAGCATCAGATAGTTCTGGCGGCGGTGTCGGTAGTGGCAGCGGCGGAGGAAGTGCCACAGAAAAACCGAAAATGTCTGATGCAGATCAAATTGCATATGCCGGGGGTAAGAAAGGAGCATTTGATTATAATAAAATTAGAGAACAGATTGGAACAAAAACTTCCTCCGTTTCTAGATCATCAAGACCCTCATCCACAGCAGCATATCAACAGCAACTACAATCGCAACAGGGTCAACAAGGTCAACCAAGTTACTCAGATGAAAAAACTGGTAAGAATGTTCCACAAATTAATGCTGACGCAATGATTTCATCACAAAAAATTCAGGTTCTTGGGATAGTGGTATAATCAATGGCAATCTCATCTCAAAAATTACTTCCTGGTTCATCTGTTGGTGGAGCAATTAAACCAATAAAAACCAGTTCATTATCCAGAATCAATCCAATTTCTGGCACTGAAACTGCTGGTGCAAAAACATCGGGCAAAAAGACAGTCGTAATAAAAACAAAAGTTATAGAGATTGATAAACTTTTAAAAGGTTCTGTTGTAACTGAAAAGAAAAAGATTGAGAAAGAAAGAAAAGAAAAACAAAAAGCAGAAAGGGGAGAAAAAGAAGGTAAACTAGAATCAAAACCTGGTAAAGAACAAAAAAAAGAAGGTGGACTTAAAGTACCTAAATTAAGTTTCTTTGATAGGATGAAGAACTTCATCAAGAATATTATTCTTGGGTTTATTATTGTTAGACTTATAGAGTTTACACCTATCCTAAAGAAAATATTACCTCTCATTGGAACTGTTGCTGATTTTGTAAGTAATGTTGTTGTAGGTATTGTTGATGGATTAGGTACTTTCTTAAACTGGGGATTTTCTGCATGGGAAAGTAGTGAGAAAAAACTAAAAGAATGGGGTGGTGATGAAGCAGTAACAAGATTTAATGCACTTGGTGATGCCTTAGGAAACCTGTTCAATGCCATACTTATTGTTGGCATGACCACGGCAAGAATAAATGGTGGAAAAAAACCTGGAAGGAAACCTGGAACAAAACCAGGGGTAAAACCAACCAAACCTTTGATTGGAAAACCAGGATCTCGATTAGATCCTCGTGGTAATGCAAGAAATATACAAAGACAACATGGAACTGCTGCTAGAGGATTATACGAACAGGCTTATGAAAAAGGAATTAAAAACGGAAAGACTCCTAAAGCAGCAGCAAAGAGTGCAAAGGCTGCTGTAAAGAAAGCAATTAGAAATAAAAAACTAGTATCTAGACCTCAAACAGGATCTCTTGGTGGCACTGATAAAGGAAGTAGTATTAGAAAAGGTGGAACACAAAAGATAGGTAAACGAGTTGGATTAAAACTTTTTGGCAAACAAGGAGTCAAGTTAGTCTCAAAAACTTTTGGTAAAATACCTGTAATGGGTCCTCTAATTGTTGCTGTTGCATCATTACTTGCAGGAGAACCAATAGGACAAGCAGTATTTAAAGGATTAGGTGCTGCTCTTGGTGGATTACTTGGATCATTTATTCCAATTCCTGTGATTGGAACAATCCTTGGCGAGACAATAGGTGTTCTCGTCGGTGATATGATGTACTCTTTACTTTTCGAAGGGAAAGAGGGAGTTGCAAATGCAGGCAAGAAATTTATGACTGCACTGAAGACTACTCTCGACATTGGTGGTCTTATTGTAAACTTCTTCAAGGAAGGATTTGGTAGATTCTTTAATAATTTCCCAACAGTTGATGTTTCTGATGCTGGATGGGGAGCACTTCAAATAGCAATGGCAAAAGTATTCCCATTCCTTGATAAGGATGGGGATGGAAGAGTTGGCAAGATGCCAGATCTCAGCATATTATTTGATCCACTTAAAATAATTACTAAATTAATACCTCATTCTGCAGCATCATTCTTACCTGCTATTTTTGGCAAAGGTGGAACTGCATTTGGAGATACTAAAGCACCAAATAATGATGCTTCACAAGATAAACCATCTCCCCCAAAAACTCCATCTAGTGGAAGTCCACAACAAATGACTTCTAAAGGGAAGGCTTCGGGACAACTTACAGAGAAAGGTAAGGCTATCTACTTACACTGGACAGCAGGCAATTACAACAGCATTTATGGACCTTACCATACTGTGTTCACTGGTGATGGTACACGGCACCTTAAGACTGATTATGATAAAAGCACTGGTGGTCACACATATAATAGAAATGGTGGTGGTTCTATTGGTCTATCTCTTGCTGCTAACCCAGACATAGGACAATGGCCAAAAGAAGAACAGAGGGTTGCGATGGCAAAGGAGGCAGCAAGAATCGCCAAGGGATGGGGATGGTCTGCTAATGATATTACCACTAAGAAAATTATGACTCACGGTGAGGCAGGATCAAATATTGATGGAGTTAATGCACACACTAACTATGGTCCCTTTGGAAGAGGACGTACTGATACTGATTCTAAAAAAGAT